TACTTTTGCAGCGTCACCACACTGGTCACACTTTGGAAGTCTGGAATCATACATTTATTTTCAATCTCCAATTTGTAAATCATTAAGTAATTACCAGCGGACCACGAAGGTGCCGTCGTCATTCAACTTGATTACGGGACGGCAACACGGGGACCACAAAGAGATGGCGAAGTCATAAGCGGCCCAATAGTCCTCAAACTTTCTGCGGGTCATAGCTATTCTTTCTTTTAGTTTCTTGTTAAAGATATAAATACTTAGCACAAAGTATAGCCAACTAGCTATACTCTGCACAAAGTATTTAGTGGGAAGGCCACTGCGATAGCTTTGTAGCAGTTGCTGCCGCTTCCACAACTTCGGGCTTAACTACTTTCTTCTGCTTTGCAGCTTCCCGATCTGCCGCTGCTTTGCTAAAGCCAACTGGCTTGCCTTCTGGCAACTTATCAGCGTTCTTGATGACTCTGAAAGAGCCATTGTCGAACTCGATCCGAATAGGCTTACCAGCCTTTTCAGCTTCCTTGAAAGCCTCTCGGCTTGTCAGGGCTACCCAGTTTTTACCTGCAAATGCTTTGAATGTCTTACTCATAGTCTGTACTCCCAGTTGTGAGGCCAAGCCTCGGTTTGTGGTACTTAATTAACCAACTACTGCTTACGTAGTAAGCTAAGTAGTAGTTGGTAATTAGCTGTTGGCAATTCGCTTCATCACTTTGGCATGGCGGCGTTGTTCTCTAGCTTGCCGTTCAATCTTTAAATTGATGCTTCGGGTGTTGTTTTTATTTTTCATTAGTTCGCTGGTAATGCTAATGCTAAAGCAAACCATAGCGGCTAGGGTTAGTACACCAACAATGCCAAAGGCAAGTAAAAATCCGTCTTCCATTTTTAATCTCCGATTAACTGTTAAAGATATAAATACTCAGCACAAGACATAGCAACTAGCTATGCCTTGCACAAAGTATTTACAGGTCTGCCCAATCTCCAGCATTTTGCTGTATAAACCTGTCCACTTCTTCAAAGTGGATACAAGTTACAAACTCTCCACTTGGAGAGTGAATATCGATAAAGCCCTTGAATGGACCAGCTACGCTGACAAACGCTTGAAAATCTGTGGCACATTCGATGTCTCGAGTTAGTTGCTGAACTATGTTCATGTCAATCTCCAAGTTGTATTAATTAACCAACTACTGCTTACGTAGTAAGCTAAGTAGTAGTTGGTAATTAGCCTCATCCTGCCACTCATCAAACGGCTTGTCAAGCTACGCTTGGTTCATCGTTTGACAAAGCAACGCTTTGTTGTGGATAACCTGTAAAACTCTTAGAGTTTTCAAAGCTTTAGGCTAAAGCCTAGACTTGCTACAGAGTAGCAGATTATGCCACCTTACCCATCCTTCGGATGATTTGGAAAGGGTTGGGTCGATTTCGGCAGCAGCTAGTTATGAATTACCCTCTACTGCTTCCAAAGGAAGCTAAGTAGTAGAGGGTATTCAAAGTAGTCTACACTTGTAGACTAAAGTCGAAAAATTGCTGCAAAAAAGGTATCTGTTAGATCGCTTTTGTAAATCTTGGAAAGATTTTATCGCAGGGGTACGCGCAAAAACGCGCGCGCATGTATATATATATAAAACAACATAGGGAAAAGAGTACCCAAAATCTATGGGGCAGGAAAATCTAGTATTTTTAGCACGCACTTAATATAAATATTAATATAACAATAATACTACTAACTCTAATAACTCTCTATATTAACATTTGGCTAACATTAATCTATATGTTATAATAATGTTATGTTAAACATTGAAGAAAATTTTCTAGACTCCTACATTAATCTCCAAACCTTGTTGTCTGAGCATGTAAACCTTTCTGCTCATACAGATTTCCTTACATTTGTACGTCTTGTAGCTCCAAGTCTTGTGTCTGGTTGGAAGATGGGTAGGCATATTGAGTTGATATCAAATAAACTAAAGGATTTGGAAGAAGGAAAGATAAAAAGACTAATGGTCTTCCTTCCTCCACGTTCATCTAAGTCTGTTATTTGCTCAAAGTTGTTTCCAGCATGGTATATTGGTAGGAATCCAGAGCATGAGATACTGACTGTCTCCCATAGTGACCAGCTATCTAGCGATTTCGGGCGATCTGTGCGAGATGTAGTCAATACTGAAGAGTTTTCTAAAATATTTCCAGGAGTTGCGCTACGAAGTGACGTTCGTGCAGCGGGTAAATGGAAAACTACGCAGAATGGTACGTATTATGCGGCGGGTGTGCGGTCACAAATTGCTGGACGAGGCGCACACATAGCAATTCTGGACGATGTGATGTCTGAAGAGGACTCATACTCGGATGCTGGTAGAAGATATATCAAAGAGTGGTATCCTGCTGGCCTACGTACCCGTATTATGCCCAACGGTGCGATTGTTATTATTAATACGCGCTATCATTATGATGATCTTTGCGGATGGCTGCTACGACAGCAGGAAGACATGGGTGACTACGAAACTATTCCGTGGGAAGTGATTAGGATTCCTGCATGGCTGGATGAAGAAGCAGCAGAATTGTTAGATATGCCCAAGGGTGGTAGCTATTTTCCAGAATGGAAGTCCGACGACTTGTTACGTATTGATGAGAATGAGATCAAGGCTAGTAATGGTAGTCGATACTGGAACGCACTGTACATGCAAGACCCTACTCCAGAAGAAGGTGGTCTGATAAAGAAAAAGTGGATACAGGAATGGGAGTACGATGAGCCGCCTACTTGTGAGTTTGTTATTCAAACAATGGATACAGCTTTCTCTACACGCAACACGGCTGACTATAGTGTTATTCAGACATGGGGCATATTCTACATGTATGACCAAGATGAAGATGGAATAGAGAACTATGCTTCTAACTTAATCTTGCTTGGTAATGTAAAGGGTAGGTATGAATACCCAGAGCTACGAAGGATTGCACAGAAACTATACAATGAATACAGACCTGATGTCTGTATGATTGAAAAGAAAGCCAGTGGTCAGTCTTTGATTCAGGACTTACGCAGATCAGGGTTACCTATTCTAGAGTATTTGCCAGATCGTGATAAGGTATCCAGAGTTTACTCAGCTACGCCCATTATGGAAGCAGGGCGGCTATGGCTACCTAGCTCTAAGAAATGGGCAGATGATCTAGTGGAAGAGTTAATACGTTTTCCCAACTCAGCCCATGATGACCAAGTAGATGCGCTAACTATGGCAGTGCATTATATGCGGGACTCATGGAACCTTGCACATCCTGACGATCCAGATTGGGATGAGCCAGTTAGAGAAAAGAAAGCAACCTATTGGACATTCTAAGTTAATGTGATATAATAGAGTGGGCGAGGAAAGGGAACTCAATGTCTTTATTTGATTACGCATCAGAAAAACTAATCAATGAATTAGAAAAAAATAAATCACCTATGCTTACTATTAGCATGGGAAGGGAACCTGTTATGCCTATGGCACAAGGAGGTGGTCTATCTACTGTTCAGAATAGTCTGAACATTAATGGTGAGCCGCACAGGCTGGCCTATATCAATCCTAGTGAAAAAAATTTGTTACAACAACTTGGAGGTAGTGGTAGAAAGATTGACGGTATCCCAGCTTATTATGCGGGACATGGCGCTGCCGAAGGTACTTCAGAAGAAGGAGCAGTCGGACCTGGCGAAGACTCAGGAACAGGAGATGGTCCTGGTGCTGGTGGCGACACTGGTGGCGACACTGGTGGCAATCCTGATACATTTGATGTTCCTAGTTTAGACCCTCCTGCTCCAAATCCTGATACATTTGATATTGACTCTTTTCCTGATCTAGACGTTCCTGCTCAAAATCCTGATATATTTGATCCTAAGCCTTTTCCTGATCTAAACCGTACTCCGTATGCGGACCTGAATATGAAAAATAAAGATCCTAAATCAAGAAGTTTTATTGACAATATTAATCCTGTTACTCTTCTCTTTTCTCCTCTAGCAACACTTGCCAAAGCTACTGTTACGACAGCAGTAAACAATAATTTTGGTATGGACCCAATGGGTGTAGACCCCAATGTTGGACACGCTCCGAGTGAGGACGACGACGATGATGGCACCGATGCTGGCGGCGACGACGCTGCTGACTACATTATTAAAGAAAAAATTGCAGCAGTTAAACAAATCCCTGTTAAAGAAGTAACAGTAGAAGAAGTTCAACGAGCTAAAAGGCTAACGGCTGCACAGCGAGTAGCTGGCACACGACTTGAAGATATACTAGATGATATTTATGGTAGCGGCCAAGGCAGTAATCTTTTGTCTTTAGCACAGTCTGGTGGTGGTATAGCAAGCTTACAAAAAAATATAAATATTAACGGCCAGCCACATCAGCTATCTTATATTAATCCTAGTGAAGAAAATTTGTTAAAACAGCTTGGTGGTAGCGGTGAAAAAATTAATGGTATTCCAGCTTATATGATGGGAGGAGCCAATGGCGATCATGGCTATGGCGAGGCTCCTGGCGGCGATGATTCTACTTCTACGGACGATGCTGCTGCTGGTGCCAGTGCTTCTGGTGGCGGTGACCAAGCTGGTGGTGATGACGCTCCACCTGAACCTGAACCAGTTGTTGCTCCTAAAGCGCCAGAAGTTATTATTCCTAAAGTTGAAGAACCTGAACCACCAAAACAACCTAGAACTGTAAATACAAATTTAGCAGATATTCTTCAAGCTACTTATCCTAATTTATCTAGACCAGTAATTAGAGGTATGTTGGGCGGTGAAACAGTAGAAGAAGATAACGAAGAAGACTTAGAAGAAGATTTTAAAACAGATGAAAAAATTATAAGTCTTTTGAAAAAAGAAGGAAATCTTTTTCCTACCCCAGAAGATATTCAAAAGTATAAGTCAGAATTAAATATGAAATTCATTTTAACTCAAGTATATGGTGACTCTAACTTATTAAATAATACAGGAACAGCATAATGGCAACTGAACGTAATCCTTTTGATATGATTCCTGAAGAGGAAACTAATGTTGTTCCTTTGGTAGAGCAAGGCGAGGCTGGAGCCAGTATCAAAATTGATCCCGAAGGTGACGGAGTTATTGTAGATTTTTCTGAGGTTACAGAAATGGAAGCAACAGAAGAAGTTGCTGAATGGTATGGTGATTTAACAGAAACACTTGAAGACGAAGAACTTCTTCAGATTGGTAATCAGGTTATAGATAATTTTCAAGCAGATAAAGAGTCCCGTGCAGAATGGGAATCTATGTTTGAACGTGGGTTTGATTTGCTAGGCTTAAAGCTAGAGCAAGGTTCAGAACCGTTTGAGGGCGCATGCACAGCAGTTCACCCACTATTAATTGAGTCGGCTGTTAAGTTTCAGTCGAAGGCTTCACAGGAACTCTTTCCTGCAAGTGGCCCAGTTAAGGCAAATATTCTCGGTACTGCTACTCCTGAAAAACAGATGCAAGCTAATCGTGTTGAAAACTTTATGAACTATCAAGTTACTGAACAGATGCCTGAATACTTTGAAGAGTTTGAACGGATGCTTTTCCATCTACCGTTAATTGGTTCTGCATTTAAAAAGATTTATTATAGTTCTACACTCAAGCGGCCTGTCTCGGAGTTTATTCCGATTGACCAGTTTTATGTGTCTTACTATGCAACTGATCTTCGTAATGCTGATAGATACACACATGTAATCTATCGTAGCCCTGTAGATATTCAAAAAGATATCAATGCAGGAGTTTATCAAGATGTCGATCTTCCTACTCCTTCTCAGTCTGGCATTACTTCGTTTGCCGAGAAGATTGATACTATTCTTGGTTTTAATCCTGATTATGATAATGATCCTCAGTATGTTCTACTGGAGCAGCATTGCTTCCTAGACATTGAGGACGAAGGTGAAGCCCTTCCATATATTGTAACTGTTGAGCAAGATTCTCGACAGGTACTTAGTATTCGTAGAAACTATGAACAAAACGATCCTAACCGCCAGAAGCGGAGTCACTTTGTTCATTACAGGTTCGTTCCAGGATTTGGTTTCTACGGTCTTGGTTTAATCCACTTTCTTGGTAATCTGACAATGAGCGCGACGGCTGCAATGCGGTCCCTTATAGATGCGGGTCAGTTTGCCAATCTTCCAGGTGGTTTTAAAGCCAAGGGTGTCAGGATGGTCGGAGACAATGATCCGATTAGCCCTGGAGAGTTCAAAGAGGTTGAAGCAACAGGTATAGATTTATCAAAGGCTATAGTTCCCC